GCCCTCCTTTCTGTTAGACCTTGCGGAGATTGGCGGCGTTGACTGCCGCCGTGACGGTAGCGCCGACGCCGATCACGACGCGGGTGCCGCTGACCTGGATCACGTCGTAGGTGTCATAGTAGGTTCGGAACGGCTTCCCGTCATAGGTGACGGCGTTCAGGACCTTCACCCTGTCACCCTTCTTCAAGGCCGCCGGCGCGGTGCTGGCCGGAATCTTGATCTTCTGGCCGACGCGGATCACGTTCGGGTTCTTGATCCCGTTGTAGGCCGCGATCGCCTGATAGGTGGTCCCATACTTGGCCGCGATCTGGGACAGCGTGTCGCCCTTCTTCACTGTGTAGACGGTCACACCCTGGGCGGCTCCGGCGTCAGGGGCGGTGTCTGCCACGCCCAGGCGGCGGTTCACTTCGGCCGCGATCTCCCCGTGTCGGTTATACAGATAGTCGCCAGGACAGGACTTGTTCGCGTAATCACGATGAACGGTCATATTACAGCCGTTTTTGTGGTTCACGCGGTCCGCCTTCTTGGTGGACCACACAAGTTTCTTGATCCCGTTTCGCTTACAGATGTCGGTCACAAGGTCGAGAAGGGCGGCGAAGGCCCTGTCATTTACGGCGTAGGGGTGTTTGGTGTCACTGGCGACCTCGATCGTCACGGCGCGGTTATCGTTCGCGGCGTTGGAACTGCACCAGGAACGGTCCTTTTCCTCCACATACATTCCGATCTTGCCGTCGGTTCCGACCCCATAGTTCGAAGACGCCTGGCGCGACGTAGGGGCGAAGATATTCCCCAGGGTTTCGACCGTACACTGACCGACCACACAATGAATTGTGATCGTGTCGATCTTGTGGTTTCTGGGGCTGTTCTTATTGGGTGAAATGCGGGTATAGTCCACAAGTGGGCTGTTACTCATAGTTGATCACTTCCTTTTCTTTTCCCTGGGCGTCGGACGTGCCGGCGTTCAGGATTGCGGTGAACTTCACGAAGGCTTCCTTGATGTACTTGCAGGACACCAGAAGAACCGCGCCGATGATCACCAGGTCAGCGAAAAGGTCGGTGTACTCCTGGGGGATCGCCCAGCCGACTTCGTTCGCAAACAAGGGAAGTGTGGTCAAGGCCACACACAACAGGGTCAGGCCGATCACGAAGGTCGCGATCTTGTAGGCGCTGTTGATCAACTTTTCGCGGTCGAATGGCTCGTGAAGAAGTTTGATGTTGTACCACAGGGAGAAGGTGACGTTCGCCAGGTATGCAGACAGGAAGATCAGCATAGACCAGCCGATACTCACCAGATTTTCGACGATACTGTTAAACATAGGGGTCATACCTCCTTTGTGTCGTTGTAGATTTCCGGACCATACTTCTTCCGAAGTTTGATCCGGTTTTCCGCTTTGGCTTTCGAATAATAAAAGCCGGTGGCGGCCGCAGTTTCAGCGAAGACAGCGGGGATCAGATAGGCAAGGGGCGACGTGTCGCCGGTCCTCCACACCATGACCAGGGTGAAGGCGGTCACGACGATCGTGACCGCCCCCACGGTGGAAATGATGGTTTTGGAAAACTCCCGCTTTTTCGCGCGCCTTCCGCCTGTCATGCCCTGCTCTCCAGGTTTTCCAAATCTTCGATCCTGTGGTTCGCGACCTTGATTTTTTCTTCAAGGACGGCCTGGGCTTCTTCCAGACCGTAGGTTCGTTCGACCACAGAATTATGTTTGTCGACCTTCTTTTCCAGTTCTTCCAGGCGGTAGGCGATCAGGGCGGAACTTCGCTTATTTGCAAAATAAGAACCGCCCAGAGTCCCCAAAAGGGACAGGACGGCTATAATAATTCCTTCCATTTCATTTTCTCCCTTCGAAGAATAAGGGCATCCCCGGTTGTGGGGACGCCCGTTCTTCCTGGTTACTGGGCGTCAATATAGCCCATTTCTACCAGGTACGCCTTCACGCGCTCACGAAGACCGCGCGGGACGTCGTCGATCGTGATCTTTTCAAGGATCACTTCGCCAGCATACAGACGAACCAACATTTGAAGCACCTCCTTCCCAAACAGGATTTTCACAAGGAATATAAAAACGGCGGACCACATTAGGCCACCCCGTTTTCCGTGGTATTCTCCGCCTTGATAGCGGATTCGACTTTCTCGCGAAGTCTGGCGGGAACTTCGTCGATCTTCATGTTCCCAGAAGACACTTCGCGGACGTACAATTCTACAAGTGCGCTCATTTTTGACCTTCTTTCTTTACGCGAATACGACGTCGCAGATTTCCATAATGCACCCTTTCAGAAGTTCATTTTCGGATTGCAGTTGTTCAATGGTCTGTTCCGACTCCGTTTTCGGGTTCATTGGTACGAAGTCACATTCTTTCGGATCAAACATAGTTCTCCCTCCTTTATGCGAAACGGACCGTCGCCTGGATCACTTCGATCTGCTGGGTTCCCTTCGTCAGATAGAAGCGATAGGCCAGGCCGAAGCCCTTTGCAACGGTGGTATTTTTGAACGTGTGGACGAACTTCCCGACCTTGCTTGTGACGTCCTCCCAGACAGGAGCCGTGTCGAACGGGTTGTTCGTGACCTCGACGTGAAGGGTTGCGTCCGCTGGGTGGTCGGCCGGGTACAGGGATAGGAAGACCTTCGTCACCTTCGCGTCGGTGGAGATCGCGCGGGACGCGGCGATCCTGTTGACGGTTCGGGTGAAGGTGATCTGGCGGGTCGCGCTTCCGCCGGCTCCGTCAGTGACATAGATTTTCAGAACGTGGGTCCCGGTCAAAAGGCGAAGCCACACGCCGGACAGGTCCGCCGTGTTCTGGCGGCCGCTGGTCGCCGTATAGGTCCGAAGGGTGATGGTTTCCGACCCGTTGGTCACGGTTTCCGTGACGGTCAAGGTCTGGGACGCCGCTTCGCCGTCGGTGACGGTGTACTGGTGGGAGAACGGGGCCGTCTTCGCGCCGACATTCTGGTCGCTTCCGCTGATCACGGGGTTCGTGTTGTAGGAAATGGCCTGGGCGTTTCCGGTCCTGTATGCAGATTCAGCGCCGTTCGCGTCGACCGCCTTCACGCGGACCTGATAATTCGTCCCGCTCGACGGGACCGTGTCCGTGATGGACTTCGCCGACGTAATCCCGATCTGGGTGTAGGCTCCGGAATCGACCCGGCGTTCCCAGACATAACTGATCGCGTTCCCCTCCGGGTCGGTGGACCCGCCGGTGGAGATCGTCAACTTCTGGCCAGCGCGCGGGGTCCCGTGGGAGATGGACGACGGGGTGGTGGGCGGCTGGTTCCATTGAAGGATATAAGCCCCGTCTGTATCCGTTGTATCAGATACCAGAGTGTCAGGGGCCAAAAATAAAGCCGGACGAACGCCGCCGTGGCCGCCGTACGCACCGCCCCAGCCCAGACTGCCGCCGGAATAGACAATCCGCACGCCGTTCGCGTTGCCGGCGTACGGGGTCAGAAGCCACCACCACCAGGGGGACGAAGCGTTCAGGCCGGAATTGGTATATTCGGACTTGCTGACCGCTTCCGCCGTCGGGTATGCAAGGCGGCTGTTGTTGTCGGTGAACAGGGGCCACTTCGTTCCCTCTGCGATCCCGTTTTCGTTGCCCAGGCCGACTTCGGTCATGGTCAGAAGGCGGACCTTCCGTGTGATCTGCTCCGAACCGCCGCCGTCGGTGACGGTGTTCTTCGCGACGGTGATCGTGTCGTTCAGAAGGGCGTTCCGGAAGTCTGCTTCGAAGAAGGACAGGAAGCCGGCTTCCGCTTCGTACTCGTTATAGTTGGACCAGACGTTCGAATTGTTGGGCGGGGCGTCTGTGCTGTGCTGGGCGCTGTACCAGCCGCCAGGGCCGGCGGCGCTGTTCAGCCATTGAAGAAGGTTCGCGACGGCGGCGCGGTTGTTGCCGTAACGTCTGCGGTCGCTGTTGCCGCTGTTCGGCTCCATTGCGTCGAAGCATTTCAGGGAAATAATTCTCTCCGTCACCAGACCCACGCGGTCGGAAGACTGGCGGCCAACTTTGAAGCGGATCACAGCGCCGTTATACTTCGTGTTGACCGATTTCACCACCGCGCCGACGGGCAACGTCGACAATTTTTTCGACATGGTATTCCTCCATTTCTTTTTTGAACAGGTCGTAGAACAGTTCGTTCGTCTGCCTGATCAAATGATAACTGTTTCCGTGTTCAGCGTGGCCGGTCCAGGAAGAATATGACTGGACCACGGTTTCGAAGTCGATCCGCCCTTCGTCCAGAAGGTGACGGAACTTCTTCACCTTCCGCCTGATCCGATTCTTGCTGTCGCGGCGTATCTTGCGGACGACTTTCCCGCTGTCCGTCATGTACGTCCGGAAGCCCAGGAAGTCGATCCCCTGGGTCAGCGGGAACACGGCCGTTTTGTGATTCAATTCCAGCCCCAGCGGGACCAGGAACTTTTTGATTTCTTCCAGACAGTAAATCAGATAGTCCTTGTCCGGGTGGATCAGGAAGAAGTCGTCCATATATCGGCCGTAAAACTTGATTCCCAGACGTTCCTTGATCATGTGGTCCAGGCCGGACAGGTACAGGACCGCGAACCATTGTGAAGTGTGGTTCCCGATCGGGATTCCCGGTCCTTCCGTGGAGTCGATAATCAAGTCAAGAAGCCACAACACGCCGGGATCGTCGATGATCCGGCGAAGTTGTGACTTCAAAACGTCGTGATTGATACTGTAAAAGTATTTTCTTATGTCACACTTCAAGACCCAGCCGTCCGCCCCGAACTGCCTGTAATATCGTTGCATGAACGCTTTCAGACGGTCCAGGCCGAAATGTGTTCCTTTGCCTTTCTGACTGGCGTAGTTGTCAAGTATGAACGTCTTCGAAAGGCGCGGTTCCAGGACGTTGTCGCATAGGCTGTGCTGAATAATTTTGTCCCGGAAGCCGTTATACATGATCAGGCGTTCCTTCGGTTCATGGACCAGGAAGTAGTTGTAGGGCGAAGGGCGGTATTTCCGCGACGTCAGAAGGAAGTGAAGGGCCATTAGATTTTCCAACAGGTTCGCTTCGAAACGGACGACAGCGTATTTCCACCGCTTTCCCTTGCGCGCTTCCAGATAGGCAGAATAAAGCCGGTTAAAATCTGCCATGACTTCAAAGTCAGAAGGCGGTTTCTGTTCAGTGTTCTTCATAAAAATCTCCTTACCGCTTATAGTCTGGGCGTCGTACTGCCGAAGCCCTCGCGTCGGTAATCATGTGTTTACCCTGGCCTTTCCGGCGTCGGGAAGGATATGATCTCCTTTGTTGGGGTACTCTGTTTTCAGGTTCGTCGCCTTACTCGGTCGCGTTTTCCACCAAATCCGGGCGAACGCCGTTGTTGCCGTTGTACGCATTGTTCCAGTTCAGACTGCCGTCGGAATTGACATTCCGCACGTTGTTCGCGTTGCCGGCGTTCGGGGTACAGATCATACCCTAATATCATTAACCTTCCGTCTGGGTGGGCGGCTCCGCGACCGGCGCTTCGGCCTTTTCGGCTTCTTCGGCGGGCGCTTGCTCTGCCTTATACCAGGCGGCGGCCATGAACTTAACGTCCAGGGTGATCTTCGTCCAGTAGTCGAAGGTCCCTGTGTCGATATAGCCACGCTTCTTTGACAATTCGATGAAGAACAGAAGCATTTTACAGGCCGTCAGGGCGTCCCGTTGAAGGGATAACCGACGGACCTTGTCTTCTTCGTTCTGGATCGGATAGATTTCATTCGCGGCCAGAAGTTTTTCATAGATCGACAGAACGTGATCCTGAATCCTGTTGACGATAGTGAAGCGGACCTTCTTCGGGAAGTGCTTCGTGTTGTCGGTCAGGTCCAGGGTGTAGTCGATCAGTTTTGACGCAACAGGAAGGACGTGAAGGGGACTTTCATTCCCATTCGCCTTCCGCTGATAGTTTTTCCGGGTTCCCATTGATACACCTTCGCTTCCTGATTCTCTCGACGGTTTCACGCCGTCCGGAATAGTCGAAGCCATAGTCCCGAAGGACGACCGTCTGTTCTTCGCCTTCATAGGTCAAGCCGCACAGGACGACGTTGTCGCCCTCACAGCGGCCGCACACGGGCCGAAGTTCCGTGAACAGGTTGGATAATAGGCACGACGTTTCCGGCGGCTTACAGGCGAAGCGGGTCATAGATACAGCCGGTTCTTCGCGGCGTCCAGAATCCCTTCGGGAAGTCCGGTTCCGTCGTAGCCCTTCCATTGGTTCAGTTGGGCCGTGGCGAAGGTGTGAGTCACAGCCGTCCCGGCGAAGCCGGTGTCCAGTTGCTCCCGGATCGCGGAAATGTCGAAGTCCTGGCGGCGCTGTACGGATTCCACACTTTCGCCTGTGCTTTCCTGAACGTCGGAAGCGGTGTGGCCGTGTACGATCGGCGCGGAGTAGGCGACCATTTGCGCGGTCGTGACGAAGGACCCGTTTCCGACCTCGACCGTGATCCCGCTGTTTTCTTGGTTGGTGACGACCACGGCGACGTCGTGAATGTGGACCGTGTCGCCTTCGCCGTCCATGCCAGCGCGGCCCAGGAAGGAATCAGGTGGAAGAATGTTGTCGCTGTCGGCTCCGTCCAGCCAGGAATAACTAAACATGAATGGGGCGTCTTTTTCGTCCAGGGCGAAGGTTGCCACCTCTCGGACGTACTGGGCCGCTTCCAGGCCGGCGTTCGTGACCTGGACAGGGATTCGCATATAGGACGGGTTACTTTCGACGAAGGTCTTTTCGCCGATCTGGGCGTTCACGTTGATCGGGTTCACAAGGGCGGTCAGCGTGTTCGGGCTGACCTGTGCGACACCGTCGCCGGCGGCCGCGCTGACCAGGACAAGGCGTTTCCCGGCCGCCAGAAAAGCGGTCAGGACTTCCGCGCCCCTGTCTGTGATTGTAGACTTAAATCGTGCCATTCGTGTTTCCTCCTTCTGGGTGGTGTTCGTGGCGGACCATATTGACCATAGCGGCCCCCACGACCGAAGCCGGGCGAAGGACGGTCTGTGGGATTGCCGTTTGAAGCAACAGGACCAGGTTCGCCGGGATCATTTGTTTCAGCGTTTCCGCCAGGGCGTCCCGCTGGGTGTAGCCGGACAGTCTGATCCGGACGAACAGTTCATAGGCGTCATTATCCAGGACGACCTTGAAGTCGTCGCTGACGGTGGACAGGTATTTCAGAAGCGCCCTGTATGTGTAGGGCAGTTGGTCCAGATACGCGATCAAGATTCTTTCGCGTCTGGATTCGACGGTGTCTTCTGCGGCCGCCACAAGGCCCAGAATCGCTTCCCAGCGCCGACAGCCATATTCGGACAGGCTCACCAGGAAGAAGTCGTCTGGCGCGCCCTGGACGTCCTGGACGGCCTTTGTGAACTCCGGCTGTTCTGCTGTTGCGATCTGGCCGAACTCGACCAGTTCTTGAAGGTGGCGGGGCCAGTATTCTTTAATTTCCATTCGTCACCGCCCCCAGAACCGGGATCGCTTCGCCGCCCAGGGAAATATTCGCGGTTCCCTGGTTGATCTTCGTCCCTGTGATGTCAATGACGCCGTCAACGTTCAGGACCTTCGTTTCGATCTGGCTGACGCGGACGATCAGGTTTTCGGTGTCGGCCCACGTCCGGGCCAGGCTGTCGAAGTAGGACTGGATCGCCGCCTTCACCGCGTCCTGGGTGCTGGTCCAGGACGCCCCGCCCTCAAAGGTCAGGTTGAAGGACACGTCGATCTTTGATCCCGTGACGCCGGCCACCGTGACGACATGGCCGATCGGGGCCAGGCCGACGCCGGTTCCCTGGGTATTCACAGGGTCGATCGCTTCCTGGACCTGCTTCACCAGTTCGGAAGACGGGACGCCCCATTCGCTGTCCACCAGAACAATTTTCACGGTTCCGCCGCCGTTCCAGACAGGAAAAACTTTGACGGCTCCCACGCCGGGAAGAAGTTCAACCTTGTTTTTGTAGTCGGCGATATTCCCGCCGAACGCCTGGGATTTCAGAGATTCAAAGTAGCGGGCGCGAAGGGCGTCGTCGCTTTCTTCGTCTTCGCCTGGGATCAGAATGTCGGCCAGGCGCGCGGCCGCCAGTTCCGGGACGTAGTCGATCGGGAACAGGGTTCCGACATACTCGTTCCCCACAGTCCCGGCCGTTTCTGCTGTTAGGCTGTACTGGCCGGGGGCGATTCGCTCTGTAACGGTGAAGTTGATGTCACCGCCAGAAAAGCGCGTCCCGATCTCCATGTCACAGCCGCCGCCGTCCGCCTTCTCGAAGTAGCCCTTCCGGACTGCCTGGGTCGCGGCCGTCCGGAACACGCTTCTTTCGCGACACTTCTTCGTCAGGTCGTCGCCGGTTTCTGTGTCCGGGAAGGCCCGGTCCATAAGATAGGCCAGTTCAATATACAGGATCGCCAGTTCCGCCGCCGCCGGCGCGATCGCGTCGTAGACGATGGACCCTTCACGTTTATCCACCGAAGCGGAAACGCGGGCCAGACAGCGGTCCATGATGTTTTCAAAGGTCATATTCTCATACATTGGTTGTCACCGTCCTTTCGACGGGGATTTCCCCGAAGATTGTTTCGGCCGTGAAACTGACGCGGGCGGTTCTCTTGTCGATCTGCCCGACCTTGAAGTCTGTGACGCCGGTGATCCGGCTGTCCGCCAGAAGTGCTTCCGTGATAACTCGCTTGATTTCACTTGAAAACACATGGTAACTTTTCCCGACGACGGCGTTCAATTCTGTCCCATAGTCCCAGGAATAGATCAGGTACGAAAACCGTTCCGTCATTAGGATTTTTATGATCGTCTGTTTCATGGCTTCCGTTTCGTCGACAAAACCAGCCACGCGACCGGTTTCAAAGTCTGCCTTGTAGGTTCTGGTCGGGTGTTCGGCGGCCGGCGTCACCTCGACGGCCTGGCCGATCGTGACCGAAGACTGGTTCGGTATTAGGGCCATAGGATCACACCCTTCCCAGGACCAGGAAGGACTGTCCGCCCTGGTTTCGTAGAAGGACCACCTTGTCACCCACAGCCAGGCCGTAATAATATTCGGACGTCGGTCCCGTGTTGGTCAGGTAGTCATTTTTCAACGTGTGGTCATGGGAAGCGAAGGCCGGATCGCCGGACCCGCCGCCTTTGGGCTGGGTAGTCGGGGAATCGGCGAAGCCGCTGTGACGGTGCGTCGGATAATAACCGGCGCGGAACTCCTTCATGACGACGATCGCTTCGCCGGTGATGTCGAAGCGGTTGTCGACGCGGATCGTCAGCGGGGACGTAGCCGTCACGTTCCCAAAAAGGAAGGCCGCCGGAACGTTCGCGTTCTGCGACTGTTCAGCGACCTTTTTCAAAGTGTCAAGAAGTGCCATGTCACACCACCTTCAATTTCAAAGTCATTTGTTCCTTCAAAAGATCGGCGCTGGCTTCCTCCACAATGAAGAAGGAACTGACGCCGACGTCCTTGATCCCGATATACAGGGCGCGGCCGGCTCTGACCGACAGGTCCAGAAGGGCCTTCACTTCGAAGGACTTCTTCGGCCGGTTGTAAAGTTCCAGCATTTGACCGCCGCGTTCCTTGATCTGGGCTTCGTTCATGTCTTCGTCAACGGTTTCGTAATTCTGCAAAACGCCCCACAGTTTGATGTTCTTGGAGTCCTGGAAAATATACACGTCCCGTTTTCCGGTCTTCTTGTTGTCGCGGACCAGTTTGATCTTGTTGTAGGATTCGGAATCTATGTCGGTTTCGTAGGTGTAGCCGGTCGCCAGGCTGGAATCTCCCACGAACAGGTCCAGTTTCGACTTCTCGACGTCTGTGATCCGAAGGGACCCGAAGTCGTCCCACAGGACGAACATTTTCCCGGAATTGATCAGGGTGTGATCCAGGGCCTTCAAAACGATGTCGAAAAGGGTCTGGCCGTCTTCAATCATGGAAGGGATCGCATAGCCGGTATTTTCAAGCGCCCCACATTTCAGGCCGAAGTCGGCCGCGATCTGGGTCAGGATTTGATCGGCGCGTTTGCCTGTGAAGACATAGGTTTCCTTGTTCTTCTTCAAATACCAGGTCTGGTCGTAGGCTGTGACCT